ATATGGTTTATATTTGGATCACTTTAAAAAGGGTTTCAATGAATCACTTAAAGAAAAGAATAAAGAAAAGCGAACACATTATAAGATTAGGAGAGGGTTTTGATATGGCACACATAGATGGGAGTCAAAACGTAATAGGATATAATAAAGTTCTAGAAAGAATAGAGGAGGAAACTATGTCCTGGCATTGGTATGATAGGATGCTGTTTGATACCTACCTAAAAGATGGTAGAAGTATGCGAGGATTAAGTCAGGAAACAGGAATCAGTTTGACATCAATCTTCACAACTTTAACAAATTGTAAGCAAAGATTAAGATTAAATGTAGGAGAAGATTATACAGATTATTTAAATAAGGATTACGAACTAATAAGATAAGATTATGGCGAAAGCAAAAAAGAAAGTAACTAAAAAGAAAGTTGCTAAAGTAGAAGACAATAAGATGGAAGGTTTAGGTGACTTAGTGGAAAAAGTGACAGAGGCTACAGGAATTAAAAAAGCAGTTAAAGCTGTATTTGGAGATGACTGTGGTTGCGATGAGCGTAGAGAGAAGTTAAATAAGCTATTGAGTTTTAAAACTAGTGAATGTTTAAACGAAGAGGAGTATAAAGTCCTGGATCTTTATTTCGGAACAAATCCTACAACAATAAAACCAACGGAGTGGATTCAGTTAGCAAAAATAGGTAAAAGAGTATTCAATGTAAGAGTCTCAAACGATATGGGTTGTGGAGGATGCGTTAGGGAACTTGTAGCAAAGCTGAAAAAAGTATACGAAGCATATAAAGAGGAACAATAATATGTCTAAAAAAAAGATTACTGATTTAAAGTTTGATGATAAGAACTTTAATAAGGGAACACAATATGGTAAACATCTTATGGAGAAATCTCTTTCCAAGTTTGGTGCAGGTAGATCCATATTAATAGATAAGAATAACCGTATAATCGCAGGGAATAAAACAACTGAAAACTTTGGAGAGCTAGGTCTGGAAGATGTCAAAATTGTAGAAACTGATGGTAAAACATTAATTGCAGTAAAGCGAAATGACATAGACTTAGATACTCCTGAAGGAAGGGAGTTTGCATTAGCTGATAATCAAACAGCAAAGACTAATATAGATTATGATTTTGACTATCTAGGAAGTGAGCTAAGTGAAGATACTTTGGAAGAGTGGGGAGTTGAATCATTTGAGGACATTAACAATATGGATACAAGTGATGCTTTCAGTCTTCCTGATGGAGATAAAGCTCCATTCCAACAGCAAACTTATACTTTAGCAGATGCACAGGTTGAAGTTATAAAGGATGCAATAGCAGACATAAAAAAGACAGAAGAGTTTAATTATGTTGAAACTTTTGGAAATGAAAATTCTAATGGGAACGCACTTTATTTAATTATATCACAATGGGCAGAGCAAAAGAAATAGTTGTAAAAGTTATCAATAGTAAGATAGCAAATACTTTTGTAAAGAAAAATCACTATTCAGGGAAAGTAGTCAATATGAGCAGCTTACATTTTGGTTGTTTTTTAGATGGTAAGCTACACGGAGTTATGAGCTATGGGCCTCCAATGGATAAAAGAAATGTTCTTCCTTTAGTTGATAGTGGTGTTTTAGATATGAATAAAAAGTGGAATGAAATGCTAGAGTTGAATAGAATGGCATTTGATGACTATCTACCAAGAAATTCAGAAAGCAGATGCATAGCAATAAGTATAAAATTAATTAAAAAAAATGCTCCTCAAATAAAGTGGTTGCTTTCTTATAGTGATGCAACACAATGTGGAGATGGGACAATATATAGAGCTAGTGGTTTTAAGTTGACTCAAATAAATAAAAACGGAACAATCTATAAACTAGCTAATGGAGATATTGTTGCTAAAAGAGGAGATAGTAAATATAACTTTGAAGGAGCAAAGGCATTAGTAGGTTTTCAAAATAGATACATTTATCTAATCGACAAGAGCTGCAACATAACTGTTCCTATTTTAAAGTTTAGTGAAATAGATAGCAAAGGAGCAGGAATGTATAAAGGAGAAAAAGTTACTTTTGAAGAAAGAAATAGAGCGACAAGATAGATTCGAACTTCATCTCCTAACTGGAATGTTAGGTGTGTTACCAATTACACCATTGTCGCTTATATTGATAATGTAAATATAAGTAATATTATTTAAATAACCTAATCGGCATAAAATCGGCATAATATGAGTAAATTCGGAAAAGATATTGATCCAATGGTAGGGAAGAAAACACAGTTCCCTCACAATGATCCAACAAAGGGAGGTAGACCTGTTTCTATCAAAGCTCAAGTAAAGGACTTATTAGAGAGCGAAGGTAATTTAACTATACCTGCAAATCAAGTTGTTACAATTAACGAAGATGGATCTGTAGTTATGAAAGTACCTACTCAAATGCAAATTGCTATGAAGCTACAATCTTGGGCAATGAGTAAGAAAGGAGGAGATAGTTTAAAAGCCATTCAAATGATTATGGAACAAATAGATGGAAAGGCTAAAGATAGTATTGAGATTGAAGGGACAGTTGATTCAGGAATCAATTTTAACAATATGATGCAAATGCTGCGTGGAGATAAATAGCAAATATTTAGTTTTTGATAATCCTACAAGATACTTTATAGTTACAGGAGGAAGGAGTTCAGGGAAATCTTATTCCATTAACTTAGTTCTATGCACTTTAATTGCAGAGAGTGGGCACGTTATATTATTCACAAGATATACTCTAAGGTCTGCAAGTATTTCTATTATTCCAGAGTTTGTTGAAAAGATAAAGCTATTAAATGCTGAAGGTGCTTTCATTATAACAAAGGATGAGATAATATACAAAAAGACAGGGAGTAAGATTATATTTAGAGGAATCAAAACATCTTCAGGAAATCAGGTAGCAAATCTAAAGTCATTACAAGGAGTTACAACTTGGGTTTTAGACGAGGCAGAGGAGTTAGTTGATGAAAAGATTTTTGATACAATTGATTTATCAGTAAGAAAAAATGGGATACAGAACAGGATCATTATGATACTAAACCCTGCAACAAAAGAGCATTTTATTTATAAAAGATTCTTTGAACAATCAGGAGTTGAGGCAGGATCTAATCATATGGTAAATGATACAACTTATATTCATACTACCTATAAAGACAATATAAACAATTTAAGCCAAAATTATTTAAATCAATTAGAGCATATTAAAAAAACTAATAGGGATAAATATGACCATATTATTCTAGGAGGTTGGTTAGATAAAGCAGAGGGAGTTGTGTTTAGCAATTGGAAGTATGATACATTTAATCCGGATGGCTTACAAACTTCTTGTGGAATGGACTTTGGATTCTCAGTTGATCCTGATACATTAATTGAGGTAGCTATTGATAAGGCTAAAAATAAAATCTATTTAAAAGAGCATATCTATCAGAAAGGAATCAAGACTCATATATTGGGTACAATGATAAAAGATAGAATAGGAGATAAGCTAATAATAGCAGACTCAGCAGAGCCTAGATTGATTGAAGATTTAAGATATCAAAAGGTAAATATACAACCTGTTAAGAAGGGGACAATTGAATCAGGGATTGTAAGGATGCAAGACTTTGAAATAATAATTGATCCAGGAAGCATAAACATAGGGAAGGAATTTAATAACTACTCTTATGCAGACAAAGGAAGTAAGCTATATATTGATAATTTTAATCACGCAATAGATGCAGCAAGATATAACATTACATATCATTTAGAGAATCCAAACAAAGGACAGTATTATATATCATAAAAAAAATATTGCCCTGTAACCCTTATAAAACCTGCAAAACTAAAATTAGTTTAAAAAAAAGTATATATTTATTTGTTAGAAAGGAAAAGTATATATATATTTGAAGTGTCGATAGGGCAAACAATTTTAAAAAATAGAAATTATGAACAACGAACAACAACTTGAAAACTGCTTAGAATCTTTAATGTCTTTTAAAAAAGGTCAACTAAGAGATGGGCTGGAGCAACTACTATTAGCTTTAGAAGAAAAAGGGTGTAGCTTAGAAGACTTGAGCGACTACTTTTCTAAAGGTGGGTGTAGATAAAAACAAAGACAAACAATAATCTAAAAGCAGTTATTAATTTAGCTGCTTTTTTTTGTATCTTTACTTTACTTGGTACAAAAACACAATAAAATAGTTATTTAGATATGAAGAAAACAATTTTAATCCCTGATAACATTAATGGCATTACTTTAGGTCAATACCAAAAATACTTATCAGTTGCTGAAGGGATCGAAGGAGAGTTTTTAAATCAACGTGCAATTGAAACGCTTTGTGGTGTTTCTTTTGGGGATGTTGTAAATATGTCTCACAAAGATGTGCAGGAGATTGTTATAAAATTGAGCGAGATTCTGGAGGATAAGAATCATTTTGTAGAAAGGTTTAAAATAGAGGGGGTTGAGTTTGGATTTATAACCTGCTTAGAAGAGATTACATCAGGGGAGTATGCAGATTTATCCT